AACGCTTCGTCAATCGCCCTCTGCTGGTTCCTGAGTTCATCGAAGAGAATCCGCCGCTAGAGCGCACCCTCGCGGTCGGCTCCGCGGCCAATGGTCAACAACTCATCCTTGACGCTTTCTTCAAGATCAAGGCAACCCGGCCGCTCCCGATGTACTCCGTGCCCGGTCTGATCGACCACTTCTAAGGGGCTCACCATGGGCCTCAAAAAGTTCGGCAAGAAGCTCAAGAAGGGCTTCAAGAAGATCGCTAAGTCCCCGATCGGCAAGATCGGGCTTGCCGCTGCCGCTGGTTACGGCGGCTTCAAGCTCGGGGGTGCCCTCGGCATCCCCGGCTTCTCGAGCAACGGCTCCATGGAAGAAGGGCCAGCGATCGCGGGCGATCCGAATGCGGCCAGTTTGCCTCCGGTCAACATCAGCGGCGATCGTCTCTCACCCGGCGCTTGGTCTTCTCTTGGGAACCTCGGCTCTGCTGCCCTCTCGCTGTACGGGGGCATGCAGGCCAACAACGCCAACGCGCGACAAGCTGAAAACCAGATGGATTTTCAACGCGAGATGTCCAATACCTCTTACCAACGAGGCACTGAGGACATGAAAGCGGCCGGCCTCAATCCGATGTTGGCATACTCTCAAGGCGGCGCCAGCGCCCCTGGCGGCGCGTCCGCATCGATGGACGATGCAATAACCCCCGCTCTCAACTCCGGCCGCTCTGCGGCTATGTTGGAAGCAACTATGGAAAACCTAGGTGCTCAAAATGCAGCCATTAAAGCAGGTACTCGAAAAACTCAAGCGGAAACTATCACTGAACTCCTCCGCCCCGAAAACCTTCAAGCCCTCACCGGCAATATCAAGGCCACCACCGCAAACACCGAGGCAGCTACTACTGCAACGAAGCAAGACACCGAGCGTGACCGTCAGACATTCTCAGCCGATGTCGAGCAACGCAAGTCCGCGTCCCGTTTATCCGTCCTCTCCGAAGCCGGTGCAAAAAATCAAGCTGAATTTCAAAAAACCGCAGTCGGGGCGCTGATGCCATACCTAACCAATCTTCTCAACTTCTTCTCATCAGCGACGGACGTCTACAAGGCCGTCACCCCGTCTAAAACCATCCGCGAACTACGTATCCCAGGAGTCAGGAAATGAACTGCTGCCCCAATACCGGCGAAATCGCCGTTACTCGCAACGCCATCTTCAACTATGACCGCGATGCGGTGTCTCTGGCCACCGGCCTCGTGTGTACCTCGACCAGCCGAACCCAACAGTCCAGCATCGAGGAAGCCGACATCAACACCATCGTTCGTCGCTTCGGCGTCACCGGACAGCTCCCCCAGGGCCTCAGAATGCCCTCCTACGGCGATTTCTCGGGGGTCTGGGACTACCAGACCGCCCAGAACGCGCTTCGAAGCGCCCAGGAGGCATTCAATGCCCTTCCTGCCGAAGTCCGCGACCTCTTCTCCAACGATCCGGGCGAATTCCTGGAGTTCGCCTCCGACCCGGACAACCTGCCCGATCTCCGCGATATGGGGCTAGCTCCGCCGGCTCCGCCGGCGGCTCCAACAACCCCGGGTAATCCCCTACCGAACGCCCCGTCAGGGGCCTAAAAGCACAGTCCTTTACTTGACGTTAACTGTGCTAGGTGACACCATCGTCACCTCACCCCAGGGCCGGCCCAAACCGGCCCCCTCCCTCAAGACTCTTTAGGAGAAACCCTATGTTTCGCTCCCCCGTCAACAAGTCTTCCAGCGCTCGGGCCTTCACTTCGAAGACCCGGCGCACCAAGGCAGCCAACGTCCAAGCCGGGCCAATGCGCGGCGGTTGGCGCCTCTGAGTCATGTCCTGTTACTCCCCCTTAGCGGCTTGGAAAACCGCGGGGGGGGCCGTCGTGTTCCAGGAACTCCGACGACATGGCGAACTTTCCCCCCTACAGCTACCCTGCGGCCAGTGCATCGGCTGCAGGGTTCAACGTGCCCAAGACTGGGCCGCTCGCTGCGCTCACGAAGCCCAGTGCCACGCTGAAAACTGCTGGCTCACTCTCACCTACGACGACCACAATCTACCTCCCGGAAACTCCCTGAGGTACCGGGACTTTCAACTCTTTCTCAAGCGCTTGCGCAAAGCCGTCAGGCCTCAAATCGTCAGATACTACATGTGCGGTGAATATGGTGAAACTACTCAACGCCCTCACTATCATGTGTGCCTCTTCGGTATTTACTTCCACGAAAACGCACTACATTCAAACTCTAAGGGCAAACAATATTTCACCTCTCCCCTCCTCACCAAACTATGGCCTCACGGCACCCACCTCTTCACTCAACTCAACTCCACCAACGCGCAATACACCGCGCTTTACATCACCGAAAAGATCACCGGCGATGCCGGTGTACTTCATTACGGTCGTCGGGTCCCTCCTTTCAACCGCATGTCTCTCAAACCTGCCATTGGTAGTCGTTGGCTGGCGCGATACCTCAACGACGTGCGTAGCGGCGACGCCGTCATCCTCGACGGACGAGCCCAAAAACCTCCCAAGTTCTACGACAAGCTCCACAAGCGGATGGATCCCGAATCCTTCCGCTCAACCCAATTCGACCGCGATGAGCGGTCATTCCTCGGTCAAGCCGACCGAACCCCGGACAGGCTCAAAGTCCGGGAAACCGTCGCCAGCGCGCGACTTAACCTCAAGGTGAAAACCCTATGAAACTGCTCTACTCGTTGTATGACGCTGCACGCGACTACTTCTACCCTCCTGCTCCTTTCCTCGACGACGACGCGGCGAAGGCCGTGTTCAGTCACTTGTGCGAGGACAAAGAGATCCATGTCGGTCAGCGTCCCATAGACTTCGAACTGCACCGCCTTGGCGCCTACGACGAGGAAACAGGCGAGCTGTTTTCCGACCCCAAGCGCATCCTGCGCGGCGCCGAACTCACCCTTCCTGCAACCGCCGAAACCATTGAGGCCCTCTGATGAACTCCAATCGCTCCGTTGACACTCACCGCTTCGCGATGACCCCTCGCGCGGAGATTCCGCGCTCCACGTTCGACATTCAGAAGTCCCACAAGACCACCCTCGATGCCGGTTACCTCGTTCCGTTTTACCTGGACGAAGTGCTGCCCGGAGACTCCTTCAACATGAAGGCAACCGTCTTCGCTCGGCTGGCGACTCCGCTCTTTCCGCTGATGGACAACTTGCACGTCGACACGTTCTTCTTCTTCGTGCCCAATCGTCTTGTCTGGAACAACTTCCAGAAGTTCATGGGCGAGCAAACCGACCCCGGCGACTCCACCTCATTCCTTATCCCGCAACTCACGTCGCCTGTCGGCGGGTATACGCCGAACTCTCTCTTCGACTACATGGGCCTGCCCACGGTGGGCCAAGTCGATGCTGCCGGTTCTGTCTCGCATTCCGCACTCTTCCTGCGTGCCTACAACCTGATCTACAACGAGTGGTTCCGGGACGAAAACCTTCAGGACTCCGTGCCCGTTCCAAAGGGCGACGGCCCCGACTCCGTGGTCGACTACACACTCAAGCGCCGCGGCAAGCGCCATGACTACTTCACCTCCTGCCTGCCGTTCGTGCAGAAGGGCGAAGCCGTCACTATTCCCCTAGGCAAGTTCGCACCAGTCGTTCTCTCCGGCTCGGACGTCTCCACGAATCCGATGTTCTGGAAAGACATTAATGCCACTGGCAACGTTTCCGGCGCCGTGACCGGCTCCAGCACTCAACCCGGCCGTGTCGAAGTCGGCTCAGGCGTCGCCGGTCTGCTCGATCCCAACGGCCGCATGCTTGCCGACCTGAACCAAGCCACGGCCGCGACCATCAATCAACTCCGTCAAGCGTTCCAGATCCAAAGGCTGCTCGAGCGCGACGCGCGCGGCGGTACCCGCTACACCGAATTGATCCGTTCTCACTTCGGCGTCACGAGCCCTGACGCACGGCTACAGCGCCCCGAGTACCTCGGCGGCGGCTCGACCCCTATCGTCTTCAACCCCATCGCTCAAACCTCGGGCACCGAGGCCACGGGCACCCCCTTGGGTACTCTCGGGGCCATGTCCACCGCTCTTGCGAGCGGGCATGGTTTTAACTCGGCGTTTACCGAGCACGGCATGATCATCGGTCTTGTCTCGATCCGCGCCGACATGCATTACCAGCAAGGTCTGCGCAAGATGTGGTCAAGGCGTACCCGCTATGACTTCTACTTCCCTGTCTTCGCCATGCTCGGCGAACAAGCCGTTCTGTCGAAGGAAATCTTCTGCAACGGCACCAGCGGCGATGACACCGCTTTCGGCTATCAGGAGCGCTGGGCCGAGTACCGTTACAACCCGAGCAACATCACAGGTCTTTTCCGCTCGACCACGGCCGGGACCATCGATCCCTGGCATCTGGCGCAACGCTTCGTCAATCGCCCGCAGCTTGTTCCTGAGTTCATCGAGGAGAACCCACCGCTGGAGCGCACTCTCGCGGTCGGCTCTGCGGCCAACGGTCAGCAGCTCATCCTCGACGCGTTCTTCAAGATCAAGGCAACGAGGCCGCTCCCGATGTACTCCGTCCCCGGTCTGATCGACCACTTCTAAGGGGCTCACCATGGGCCTCAAAAAGTTCGGCAAGAAGCTCAAGAAGGGCTTC